CTATACCGTTTTGCCCGTTGTTAAGGGCCATTACGCCACGAATAATTACGTTTTCCGCAGCACTACCAAATTGAATACCACTGCCGCCATTTCGGGAATAAGAGCCGCCATTAACGGATATCTCCCGGACTGGCGTGACCACATTTGTTGCAGCAACGATGCGCAGAGCATGGGTTTCATTGTCCTCTGAAATACAGTTATCGAAGTAATAACCACGCGCATTATCCCCGATGGCTGCATCGGTGTAGTCAGCCGTTTTATACACGGCAAAACCATTACCGTTTCCATAGCGCATCTGACGAGGAATAAAGTACGGGTTCTGTATGAGGCCTGAACCGTTCTCTATGGCCTTACAGCCAGAGAATAGCGCGTTCTTGCCGTAACGAATCCCGGCGACCTGGCTGCCATTATCAGCGGCAAAACCGTTGAGATTGCGGAACGCCGTACAGTTGACGAATGAGACGCCATTTCCGCCGGCGTTACCGAACCCGACGGCGTTACCCTCGCTGTAGCAGTTCACAACGTTGATACCCACCGGGAAATCGCCGATAACCGTTTCGCCGCTGCTCTCGCGGTGGTTATGCCATTCAAAGAACATGCCGTGTCCGTAATTATTTCGGTTAATGCAGTTGATGACCTGAATCGGCTCCTGCCCGGCGAGGAACGCACCCACCCCGATCCCCATCCCTGCACACGAACCGTCCTGCTGACTCTGCCCACACCCCTCAGTAACGATATTGTCCAGCACCCCCGACATAATCATGTCCACGCCGAAGCCGGTAATGCCGGATTTATTGATCCAGACATTACGAACGACCAGGTCCTTAACATACTCCATGTTGATCGCACGGCCAGCCCTGGGCGACAGCAGATCAAGGTTAAAGCCCAGGTTTTCGAACGTGATTTTTTCGTAAACGTGATCGCTTAACTTTTCGTTCTTAAACGGGATGTCCGCACCTGAGATTATGGTGTTATACATCCCGTCGCCGTAGATATGGTTGTGGCTCTTGATATAGCAGCCCGAGACTTTATAAAGACCGCTCTCCATATAAACCTTGCCGCGTTTCTGGCGCTCCATCTGCAGGCAGAGTTTTTGCAGCAGCGGTGTGTAGTCATAGCCTAATGTTTTATCAGGACGTCCTGCTAACTCGTACAGGTTATATACGGGCCCGGACAATTCAAAGAAGCTATGATTACCTCCCCGGCCAGTGACTGACAGATTGACAGATGTCGAGTCTCTACGTCCGTCAGAGCTGTGAGTGATTCCGACGAACTCCACATCATCAGTATCGAACAGGTCCAGCAGCGTTAATGTTTTGATGCCCGCCGAGAATAGCACCGCGCTTAATACGTTACGATCGGCATCCAGTTTGACCAGCGGGACGCTGGCTGCACTACGGAAGGATAATGTTACCGTCGCATCTTTCGGTACCGCCGCCCGGTCAAACAGGTAAGTTACGGAGCCTGCCACGCGGATCATGGTGCCGGTATCGTCATAGCCATATCCTGGATAGATATCGCCATAGGGGTTAGATGCAGGGCCTTTTACAGAATAGTGTTCATTCTCGTGGGGGCTGAATACCATAACCTCCGGCTCATTTAGCCCGCCATCCAGATAATGGTTAGCCGCGATAAATCCGTCTTCTTCAACGCGGGTCACCGCGTATGCGTATACATTATTCGCGGTATACGTAAATGTGAGAGTGCTACCCAGATATTTGCCGACAACATCATACCGGCATCCCATGTTTAAACTCGCTCCCACGGAAGTCGAATTCTGCGCTGTTTTCGCCTTTACAACGTCGCCTTTTTTAACAGGGATCAACGGCGTGGACATAAAACTAAGGTTCGGATCTACCCGCCCAAAATTGGTATTTGAGTGAACGATGCCCGTTTCCCACGCCTCAGGCGCGTACCTGTATTGTTTGACCTTATTGCCGATCGCATATTTGCGCTTGCGTATGACTGGCGGCAGTGTTTCGGTCGCATACGCCGCCACGTAAATCGTACACGCCTCGGTAGCGGTATACATGTGCTCGGTATAAACGGCCCCCGGAACGAAAGCGAAAGTCAGTGGTTCAAACACCCCCTCAGAGATGAATTTAGAAAGCACAGGGATGCCGCGAGAAACGGTTGTCGTCTGAGTATTGAGATTGACCTTCGCATAAATGGACTCACCTGCAGCCAGGTCAACAGCAAACAGTTTATGAGACGCGCTCTGAACCAGCGCACCGTTCACCCCGATGTAGTTTCGCTGTGTTACCACCGCCGAAGATTTTGCGTCAACGTCTTCGTAATAAACATCAGCAGCTTTATTCTCGACCAGGTTCTGGGTGCTTGGGATCGCGGTATCCAGAGCCGAGTCGATTTCACGGCGCTTAACCAGGCTGGATGTGATGGCGTAGCTGGAGTCAGCCGCTGCAGAGGGTATCCGTAGTGCTGGCATGAGCTGATTTTCGGGAATCGCCAGAAGCGTCTGGGTAAATGTAGATTTCCCGCACCTTTCGATAGTCATGGCCGTCATACAGCCAGAACCGCTCTTTGATGATGCGAATGATGTCCGGGGTGTCGTAAGCCTTGATGATTTCCGTTACGGCACAGGGAAGCCCGAGGCGGAGAACGTGAACAATCCCGGCCATTTTCCCCACGTTGAAATCCATACCGATATAAAGCGGCTCACCCGGCTGCTCTTCTTCTTTGCAGTTATTCAGCTTGCGGTCGAACTGGTGGTAAATCGTCCCGCTGGTCAGGTTAGTAAACTGGCCGCGCAGGTACGCTTTAATCAACTCAGGCGGATAACTCGCCAGAAGAGAAGGAATATAGTCATCTGGCAGGTTTTTTTCGTTATCGAATGTTGAAGCCTGCACCAGGCCATACAGAGTTGCGAGTTCCGGGTCTTCGCGGATCGCTTTGACGAACTGTTGATAGACGAACTTAAATCCTTCAGGCGTCGTGGTGACATCTATCCCGTTCCGTAATCCGGCTATGTTATAGCGCATACGGGCAATGATTTTCCGCCAGGCTAACTCTGCCTTTTTGGCGGGCATCACGTCCAGTTCATCAATCAGCGCATTACCGATTTTAAAACCAACGATGGTGTGCGGCTTCTCCATTGAACGGCAGATTGTCGTTCCGCGATACTGACGCCCAGCGTAGAAATGAACCTCTTTATTACCTTCGTTGATTTTGACATTCAGGCCCCAGTCAAAGGCCACCTCTTCAACCGTGGGATAAAATATGTCGCGGATCTGGGGATACGTTGGTGCAAAATAGCCCTGGTTGATTTTAGGGTGCTCCCACATCCCCCTACATATGGAACTGCATCCCACCCAGGTTTTCCCGCTACCGAACCCACTGACAAATGCTCTGAATTTTCTCTGCATCGCGAGAAAGCGGGCCTGAGGGATGTTAAGCGTCGGTGCTATCGCCATCCTCTTCCCTCACTCTTGCATCCACGACGTTGATATTGATCGCTACCGGCGTTGGTTCGTCATCTTCAGGATCAGCTGCGAGCTCTTTCCGTAATTTTTCGACCTCCAGCTGTCGGCGCTCGATTTCAATCTGCTGCAGGCGCTGAGCAAATTCACTGTCAGCCAGGCCGAGGCGTTTAGCGACAGCCTCAAACATCCGTTCACGGCTGATTGAGGTTATTTCGATACCGGCCTTACCAACCTTTACGCCGGAATAGGACATAGCAGCAGCGCCTTCTAATTTATCGGTGCTCTGCATAACAACCCGACCAATTCCCTCGCCATTGCAGCGCGGGCACTCAGGGTTAGGATCACGCGTATGGTTGTAGCCGTAGCCGCCATCATCTCGCGGGGCTACTCTTTTCTTCACTTTGGCTTCCTCGCCAGCCTCATCAAACTCAACAGCATCACGCCATTGATACTGGTGGCCGAAACCCCAACAGTAACGACAACTCCCGCGGTGATACTTTGAAAGCTGATTGGCATCGAAGGTGGCAAGCTGCCACATCTGTTCAAGCACTTCATCCGCGCTGCCGAGCGTGCGCACAATGGACGCTTTCTGCTGCTGCGCAATGGCCTGCGCAACTGAAGTTTTCTGAAGCAGCTGATAACCAATTTGTTCAGCAGTCTTCTTACTGTACCCAGCACGAATGGCGGCCTGCGTGGCGTTGTTGTCCTTCAGGTATTCCGCGACAAATAGGCGCTGCTGAGCAGTAAGATCGTCATCGTCCACCAGCTCTTCTGCGCACTTTTCCTTTTGCGCCGTGCGCAATTTCTTCTGCGCAGGTTTTTGCACAGTTTGCCCAGAAGGCTTTTTGATATATCGACGGGCGGTAGCGTAGTTCAGTCCCTGCGCTTCACACCAATCCTTCGGTGATACGCCGGTTGCGGCATGATCGGACAGGAACCGTTGCTGAAGCTCGCCCCAGTCCGGTTTTGCCATGGTCTTTTCCTGTAGTTGAAGCCATTAAAAAAGCCAACAGCTATCTGATGGCCTTTGTAATGAGTTCCTTAACTGGATTACTCGGTGCCAGTATCAAACAGTGCCAGCGCTTCGGTCGCTTCCTGAATCGCCTTGATGGTCTTAGCTACCACTTCAGATTCGGTTACAACCCGGTTGTACTGTTGGATGAAAATCTGATACTTCAGCTGACTGTCCTGTACGAATGCAATCGCCTTAGCAGCGGCTGCTGTGTCGTAGTTCAGGACGGAAAGCAGATTAAGGCGAATTTGTTCTTCTGCGGTGATTTCTGCCATTTCTTACCTCTGTGCGATGTGGGGAGCATTACCGAAGTCACTATTCGTAGTACCTTCTGTAATGCCATTAAAAAAGCCACCCGGAGGTGGCCTTTGTGATGACATTAAATAGCCCTACAGGGCGCGTCTATCATAGATATTTTAGTCAAAAACACCGTTGATTACTGAAGTAACGATAGCCGTACTTAATGCGACTAATACCAAATCATCACCAACTGCTCGCCATTCATAACCAGGATAATATGGCAGGTCGTT